ATCTTCATATTGATAAACTCTATGTTTATTTGCTCTTTCATCAATCCATTTCTGTTTAATATCCCAGCTATCAGGTTTGTAATTAGAATATCTAGTTTTTATATCTGCTAGTGGTTTTGACCAATTGACTTTTAAGCTTGTTTTAAAGACTTTAAAACCTTCAGGTATTAATTCAAGCATACCCTTTAAATTTCTAGCAGATGAACCAAGCATTCTAAAGTCACCTGTAATTGGTGCTCTTACAGCTGCACCTAAAAACGTATTAATGGAGTTTTGAAATGCATTAGCAGTTGTACCAATTGCTGCTCTTATTGGGGTTTTTGGACTACTTAATAGACTATTTATTAAAAGAGTTTCTAGTTCTTCCATCAATGCACCTGTTTGTGCTTTATTTCCAAACATTCCTCCTCTTATCTTTTGTCTCATCCAAGCATCAAAATCTGTCCAGTTTGAAATTTTATTAGACATTGAAAATACTTCTAAAATCCCTTGAGCTAATTCATCAGATTCACTTTCCTTAAGCATCTGCATCATTAGACGGACACCATCTATTGTTTCTTGATCTATTTCTTTTACTCTTTTTGTAGCTGCTGCTGCTCTTGCTGGTCCTTTTAGTTTTTGAAATTCAGAACCACCAAAATATCTAGCTCTTTTAACTTCTTTTAAACCAAAAATTAAATGATCTTCTAAATTTTTCATTATGCTATCAGGAGCAAATACATCTACAAGAGGATTTAATTCAGCTCCAGCTATTCCTAAATTTCTTAGTTTTTTAAATATTGCACCATTAATCATATCTGCAACAAGAACATTTTCCATTGACCAATGTTGTTGGCTTGGATTCCAAGGTCCATCACCGGTTTGTGCTGGTAAATCTCTTAGTATGGGTTCCCAAAACTCTTCACTAGGTACTCCACCATCCCATCTATTCATTACTTCTTGCATACGATCAAAAGCTGGTTGGAAAGCTTGTCTAAAAGAAACATTATTTTTTCTTAAATCTTTTACAAATTCCTTAAATTCAGCTTCACCCCATAATTCTTTTGCTCTTTTTTTCAAGTAATTTACTGTTTCACCAGAAATCTGTGCACCTCTCTCTGCCTGTGTAGGTGTTAAAACATCTCCAGTACTTCCATTACTTGTTGGTCCAGCATCATCAATTCTATTTAATTGCTTATATATATTAAAAAAGCTTCCTTTTGGTTGATTGGAAGCAGGAGATCCTTGTCCAGGCTGGGCTAATGGTTTATTTTTATGCCCTCTCATTCCTGACTTAATTTGATTAGGCTTTGGAATTCTAGATTTAACAATTGCCGAAGTAGGTAAATCTTTTGTAGTCTGACCTGTTATTTCTAGTGGATCAGGTATTACATCTACATCAATTACATCTCCTTGTTTAACAATTGCCGAAGTAGGTAAAGCTTCTGGAGTTCTAAATGTAGCATCATATTCAAGTTCCTCTGCTAGTTCTTTTTTACCTTTTTCTACAATTTGTTCAACAATATTATCATTGTTTCTTTTTACAATTGCAGCTCCTTTATCCCCACCCCACTTTAAAAATAAATGGTCTATTAATTTACCTAGACCCATTTCTTCTACAGTATTCTTAAAAGTAAGAACTAAAGGACTATCCTCATCATTTGTTGCAATACCACCGAGTATCCATTTCATCTGAGGTACTCTTTTTACTAATTGACCAGTAACGTTATCTCCTTGTGAGAAGTCAGAAACAAGAGCTACCGCACCTTCAGCTACTAATGCATTTGGAGCACCAGCTCTCATTGCAAGACTTCCACCTACTCCATATTTTGTGACAGTAGATCCAAGATTTCCCCACCAAGAGTTAACCCAAGGATCTTTTTCACGAGGTAATGGATTCCAGTCAGGTACATATTTTTTACCTGTACTTCGGCTCATCATTACGCCTTTTTCGTTATACATATCACCACGAGTCATATCGTAATAACGCTCTGGTGCAGTAAGAATTGAGCTAACTAAACGTGTACCACCTTTAAAAATAAAATTTCTAACTTCAAGTGGTATGTCTCCTCCTTTAGTTAAGGCGTGTCTTCTTTTTCTCCAAATGTCATAACTAAGAAACTTACCATCCAATTCGCCATCAGGTCGATTTTGATCAAAAAAAGGATTTAATTTATCCTGCCATCTTGTTGGTATAGTTTTATTGTCATAGATATCAAGATTAGTCATCAATCCGGCTTCTTCATCCTCACCCCACGGAATATCAAGTCGTAACTCTTCATACTGTGGATGATTACGGATGTCGTCACCATCAACTATAAATTCTTCTTGAAGAGCTGATTCATCAACTTCTTCATTAGTATCTACTTTTGAGGTTCCTAATCTTTCATCTAATCTATCTATCCTTTCATCAAGAAGCTCATTATATTCCGTAGAACTAATTTCTTCATTTTCCATATTTTATTTAGTTGGTTATAGGATACCTTCCATCATTAAAGATGGTTCTATATTTAGAATTGAGTTAGTGAATTTTGGAATTGAGTCATCCGTAGATGAATTTAAAAAACTTTCATCAAATTCTAAAAAATTGTTTATATCTAAAAAATCATATTTAGCTTGATCTATAGATAAGAAATTACTTTTATATCTAAGTTTATTTTCAACTTCTTTAAGTACTGGATTATCTAAAACTTCCTCTTCAGATGGTTTTAGTAATTCTTTCTTTGTATCTTCGGAGATATTATATCCACCTTCAACAGCTTCAGGATAAAGTTTTTGCCTTTTTTTGTTAGCTTTTACTTGTGCCACCATAATATCCCAGCCACTAACACCTTTAATATCTCTTGCTAAACTTCTGTAAAAAAATGGAATTTCTCCACCATTTCTGAGATAATATTCAGCTTTTTCTAAATGTTTTTCACTTAATGGAATTACTTCATTTTCTAAGAAATTTAAAGTATCTTCTTTATTATTAAAATCTTTTGATCTTATAAATTTTGAAGCAATTCTATTATCTTCAAAAATTTGTTCAACGTCTTTATCACTTATAACGTCTTTCTTTTCAAAAAATTTATTGGTTTCACTAGGATCTTTTTCATAGACTTTATTAATAATCTCCATTGTTTTGTCATGAGCATCAGAAGGAGATAAGCCATCACGAATGTAATTATTTCGAGTCTCGTTATAAAAATCAATTGTATTGTTATAACCTCTTCGCCATGTTGGAGTATTTCTTTTCTCACCAGTTAAATTTGTAGCTTCACTAACCAAAGCTTTTATATCACCTTCAGCTCTTTCTGCATAAGGATTTTTAGCAGCTAAAGGTGAATCATCTTTTACTATTTTACTGTACTCTTTATAGACCGCATTAGATACATCATCCAAATCAGATTCAACTAGATAACCTCTTTGTCTTCTTAATTCATCTAAATCTCTTTTATCTTGATCATCGTCTCTATCTTCTTGAGTAGCATAATTTTTTAACCAATCTGGATAATCAGTTAAACCAGTAACCTTTTCATATTCACTTAGATGCTCGGCTAGTTCTTCCTCATCCATAACCTCACCGTTTTCTCTAAGCTCTTTTGTCCTAGCTGTAAATTTATTTTTAAACTCTTGTTTTGCAATCTTTAATTCATTTTGTTGATTCTTAACTTGTTGTGCCTCGTAGTCTTTTACATCTTGTTCAAGTTTCAACCATCTAGTTTTCCATCTACCAACTTTGTAAGTCTTTCCATCAATTTCAATTTCTTGGTTTTGTATGGCTACTAAATCAGCTGCTGTTAATTGCCCTGTTTTTGCTAGGTCTGTAAGAATTACAAAAGTTTCATCTAATGCTTCAGCTCTGTTAAAACCCTCACCATTTTCATCAGCAGTAATTTTTATCTTACCTAATAAAGCTTCAAAATCTTTATCATCTCTAAACTCATCAACTGCTTTTTGACGACTTTCAAAACCACTTTGTATTGCATCATCTTTTACATACTGTTTATACAAATTATTATGAGAAGTTATTGCTTGATCGTAAAAACCAACTGACTCATCATTTAATAAAGCTGGATTTACTGAACCTAAATCATTTTGTCTCATGTACTCTCTTCTAAGAGCTTTCATAGCAATTTTTTTTTGCTCTAAAGTTTCAGCAGTTTGAGGTGTAAATTCTTGTCCGTTATATTCTAATTTTAAATCACCATTATTTTGCATTTCTCCCTTGATCCAGTCGTCATAGCCATCAGCTGCTATTTTTGACTTTGCTCTTACGTAGTAATAAAGACCAGCTCCAGATAAGTTGTGTATCTGTTTAGCTTCTTGAAAACTTGCGCCTTGTTCTAAGGCAGAGTTAGCTGTTTTAGCTAATTCCTTGTCATTTTTTAAAACAGTATCTCTGTTTTCTATATATTCTGCGTTTACTTCTTCAGAAATGTTAGGGTCACCAGTTTGCTCTTTAGCTTCTAAATGTTCTTCAGCAACCTTAAGCTCCATATCTTTCTGCAACTGAGCATCATCTCTTTTGTACTTATCTTGTACAAATTGATCTAGTTTTTGAGAAAAACCTTGTAGTGCGTTAAGTCTTTGTAAATCACGTTGCCTCTCACTGGCAATCATATCTCGATCATAACTTCTAGCTCTATCTACGTTACGTTGCTCTCCCTGAGTTAAGTTATTAAGTACGTCTCTGTAAGACATTATTCAATTACCTCCAAAAACTATTTGATTGTCTATACCTAAATTTTGAGCAGAATTTTCAACTGATTTGTTACTAAAATAATCATCCATTTCCATTTGTAGAGATCCACTTTGATTGAAAATATTTGATGGTGTACTGTAATTTGGAACTTCCATTGTTATTGATTCAGAAATAGATGGACTACTTTGACTTGGTTGCCAAGGCATATTTTGTACCCCAGTTGGAATTTCCTGTGGTTGATTATCTGTTAAAACGTTGTTCCAGCCTGGTTTGTTAGTGTACCCTTTGTACTGGTTGTATCTGTTTAAACCAGCTCCAGCTATAGACAAAGCTGTGTTTAAAAAACTTGGTTGTTTTTTATACTGTTGTAATAAAGGTGGTGCTTCTGGGCTAGGTCTTCCAGTTATGTACTCAACATATTTACCTTGTGCAAATTCAGCTAATCTTGTACCTGACCGATCTGCAAATAATATTTGACTATCTCTAGAAAAGGCAGCTTTTGCACCAGCAGCAGCCCATTGTGCTCCTAATTCAGCAATACCACCTCGTCCAGTTCTTCTGCCAGTTTGTTCTCTTCCAGCACCAGCATTAATCATTTTAGTAAGTATTTGTTGTTGAGCAATTGCAGTATTACCGGCAACTTCTCTTGCTTTTAACTGTGCTTCAGCTATAGCGTCTTTAGTTTCTCGCCACTTATTATCAACTGCAATATCACTATTTTGTTTATCGTTTAACCAAGCAAGATTTGCATTACGATTTTTAGTATTGTAGTTATTTATAAGTAATTGGTTTTGTCTAGCAATAGCTTGATTTTGTCTAGCAACATCTGCACGTTGCTGTCCGTATCCGAGTAGTCCTTGAAAAAGATCTAAACCGAATCCTATGCCAGAACTTTGTCCGGCTGTTAATTTTGAACACATTGTATTTTACAAAATTCAATAAATGGTAAATAATGCGGACCATGTAAAACTTCTCTTAGAAATTTAAAGCCCAAAAATTTTAATAGTCTTAGGTGTGCTGTATTGCGTTTATCGCAAATATTCCATAATAATTTTTCAGATCTTTTATCTACCCATCGTTTTGCTTCTCTAGAAAAAGCAATAGGGTATTGATGGATTACAGGTGTACAAAGCATCCATATTCTTCCATCATTATTCACTCCAGCCATGCCAGCAGTCTTGCCGTTTGGCATAGTGAAATAGATATTTTCTCCAGATTCTAGAAAAAGAGGGAGATGGATACTGGGTAGTAATCCATGCCCCTCAACTAATTCTCTATAATCATCTGAACGTAAGTTATGTGCAACTTCTAACGCTACCTTTTTAGTAGCTGGGCGTATTTTTATTTTAGACACGTTGATAATATTTAGGGTTATAATCACCTTCCCAAGTCATTGAAAACAACTGAAATGGTCTGGCATCATATGAGAGAAATACAAGTTGAAGATTTGTATTTTTTTCAAATATAGGAATTGTTCTTATTACTTCTTGTTCAACAAGTTGGGTATTAAGTTTGAGACCACTGCTAATTAATGGCACTTCTCGCCAAACTCCACTAACTTCTTTGTTATCAGGAGTTAGGAATGCAACACTAGTCTCTCCTACATCTCCTAAAGATAAATGACATCTGTGAATTACTAATGATCCTCTAATGTCAGCTCTAGTTTTATCTCCAACTTGTTTAGTTACATAGATTTTTGGCAGGGTAACTATAAAATATATGGCATAACCAATTACAAAATCAAAACCTGTCCAATCTCCATCTATTTCAAATTTATTTACATCTGAATCAGTAGGAAGTGCATAATCAAATCTACCAATATTTTCATTACGATCAGCTGTGCCGACTGCTCCTACGTTTGGTGCATATGCATATACTGAACTTGCAAGTTTACTAAGTGGTTGATTCTGAGTAATTCTTGTTCCGTATAAATAACCTAAAGGTCTGTCAAATGTAGTTTTGTTTGTAGCCGAGTCATAAGCAGAAGAAGGTAAGGCTGTAATTACACTATGTCTATCAAGATGGATAGGAAATCTGAGAGATTCTGGATAATTATCATCAGAAGTAGGAGCTGTTCCAGTTAAAAGTGTGCTATCTCGTTTTCTAAGATCAATTGCTTCTAATGTATATTCAACAACTTCATCGGTATAATCCCAATAATTTAATCCAGTATCATAACTTTGAATTACTTGGTAATAAACATCAGTAAACAGTGCATGATGTTCTAAATACCCACGCCAACTCCATTCAAACCATGCTGACTGTACTCTTTTTTCACCATTACTAAAATATTTAAAACCCCATACATTATTAGTACTACCACCTATAAATAGTATTTGATTTTCTTTTGATACAACAGGATCTTTAAAATAATGACGAAGTTGTGTTGCAATCAGTTTACTTTGTTCTAAAACTGTAGGTTCACCTTCACGTCTGATATCTGTCATTTCAAAGACCCTAGTAAATTTACCTGTTCTATTTAAAAAACCAACTGATTGACCTAATGAAAAAGGAACAGTTTTAGGGTCATAATTATATGAGCAAAGATAATTTATTTTAGCTGTAGAAGGAGTTAAGGCATCACTATCTGTAGTTAGTAAAAACTGTTGATTAGGACTAAACAATAACAATCCTGAGTTTACTTCTATACCATCAAACAAAGTTGTTGGAAAAGTAGCACTCGCTTGTATATCTATTGGATCAGCTGTTGTTTCTGACATAGCTGTTGAACTGAAGAAATTAAAGAAATCATTTGTTTTAGACAAAACAACATTACCTTTACTTAAGACAGCTAATCTATTTCTAAAAAACAACATTTTTTCTAGATTACTTCCTATAAAACTAGGAACTGGGTTTGTATTATCATCACCTACATCACGTTTAGTAAAATCAATTTCCTGTATTAAAAATCTTCCCTCTGGATATACATTTCCTGGTAACTCTCTGACTATTCTTACAGGCATAGTAGTTTTATCTATTTCTATTTCTATGCTTGGTGCAGGGCATTCTTCCCATACTCCTTCACCAAAATAATCTGTGCCTGCAACTGTGCCTGCATTTGCCTGTTTAAACTTTAAATAGAAATCATCATCACTATCACCACTATTAACAATTTTTACCACATAATTATGTCTACAGTTAGTAGGTAATTCTGTTATATCATTTGCTTCATTAGTAATGATATTCATTAGTTGTGGTTCAGGTGTACTTACAGCAAAAGGAGTAGCCCGTTTTAAATGTAAACAGTTACCTGTAATAGTTGCAGTAATACCAGTAGCACCGTTGGCAGCTACATATGTAGATGAGTTTGGATCAGATATAGAATCCAGTTCAGTCTTCATTGCACCAAGTATGCCTGCTGCTGTAACAGCTTCGTCAGCACTAGAAGATGTAGCTGGTGGACGTACATATGCAATATTTGCTGTGTGTTGAGATGTTACATGAGAAGTAATTTCTATAGCACCATTACCACCTTTTTTAGTTGTATAACCATTTGTATAACCTGTTTGCCAACCTTCACCTCCAAATTGAAGCTTTGCATATGGTTGATAAGAATCATTATATTGAGGACCAGATGTACTACCTCCTAAATTTGCAGGATCAACAACAGGAACACATCTAACATCTATTTCATATCTTAAATTTCTTACCGCTGGATTATTGGAGGTAGCGTCAAACATAACTTCTCGACCCATAGCTTGACATGTACCATCATTAGCTCCACCTGTATGGGAAAATCCTGATAAATGAGCTATCGAAGTAGCTCTATGTTCCGTTACTGGTGTCCCTGGATTAGCTGGATCATAGATATTTAATGCGTATTGTTTACCATAAGAAATTGTCTTTAATTCAATTATTGCTTCATTAACTAGCTCTGGTGAACCATCTCCCGTGACAGCACCATTCGCATCAACAACTGGTTTCATACTAGTAGTTTTTGTTCTATTAGTTAGAAAAGTTTGTTCGTTTAATGTAAGTGCTTGTATGTCAGATGTTTCAGTCCAACCATTAAGATAAGTTGATAAGCCAGTACCTGTTACCCCTGAGTAATCAATTAAATTTATAGTGTTTCCGTTACTATCTAAAACTCCATTATTGTCATGGTAGGAGAAACCATCTCTTGTTCTCCATAATTGAATTACACCGTTTGTATTAACACAACCAATATATTGATTATCCTCATCATTGTAAATATTAAACCATTTAATAAGACCTGAATTAGGATATATTTTTTTTATAAATTTACTTCCTGGTCTTTTTTTTAAACCTTCAGTAACGTCTGGTATTCCATTTGATAAACTACGAACTTGTCCAGGTAATTTCAGTTCATCTGGCTGTTCAGACTCACCTAAAATAAAGTTTGGTATTTGTTGTGTTACTGCGGTCATTATCTTTGTAATCCTTTAAATGGTTTATATGTTGAATAATTTGTATTTTCAGGAAAATTAAGCATGTTGTAATCACCCTGATTACATTCATATTCCAAACATGATGCTCTAGCTGCTTGCTCTTGCAATTGTAAAAGTTGCACTAAACTAGTATTTGTGACTAATTGTGCTGCTGCTCTGCCAGCTGCTTTATAAGTTATTAATCTTTTAAATATTGAAGGAATATCTTCGTATTCAAAAAAATATACAACATTACAAAAAATCTCATCTTCAAATTCATAAGTATGATTTACTTTGTCATACAATTTTCCATGTCTTCTAATGATATTAATTGATTTATCTTCTGGATTTTCTGAATCTATTCGTAATACATTAGTTGGAATTATGATGTGTTTTGTAGTTGGATCTGGTGTGAATTTTACATGATCTTCTCTATTAAAAGACCATCCTTCATTTTGTATATCACTATTACACTCTTTTAATATATTATGTATTATTGCTGTTTCTGGATCTGTATAGGCAGGAGTATTAGAACCAGTACTTAATTCTATTGCTGTTACAGGATTCTGACCAATAGCTCCCAGTATTGTATTTACAGCGGAGAGTTCGGTCTCGTTATTTATTGTTGTGGGAACTGTCATAAAAAAAAAGGGAGCCGAAGCTCCCGTATAAAGTGTATAAATTTAGAACGCAGAAGGAGCAGAAGCACCAACATATAGTTCAACAGCAGCAGCAGGATTTAAGTAATCACTTCCCATTGCCATACGTCCAAGTATTACATCGCCTTGATATATTACTGAGACATCGCCGTTTGTAACTTGTACCTGTGGACCAATAGCCTCTACAACACCAGCAGCTTCCTTTTGGAAGATAAGTCCACAAGACTTAGCACCTAACTCAGCGTTAGTACCGTAGTCATTGTTAACTCCGCCAGTAGCGTTAGCATTTTCAGGTGTAGGTCCAATGAAATCGCCAAGTTTTCCTGGACTTGTTTCACCGGTTGTACCGCCGTAAGCAACACCATACTTGCCAAGGAAAGGAATATTCATTGACTTGTAGATGTGGATTCCAGCGATTTCTATAACGCCACCACCGCCTTGTAAAGCAGTACCCTGAACATCTCTGTTTACTAGACCGTTAGAACCTATGTCCTGTATGAGGGAATAATATTGTCTAGGGTTTAATACCGCACATCTACCGTCAGAGCTTACTCCCTTTTCATCTAGAGCAGCTGCTGCGTCATAAAATGCGTTGACGAGATTTCCAGCGTTATAAGCATCAGAATCGTTAGTTGTAGATCCAACTCTGATTTGTGTTCCACCTGGTTCTTCAAAACTAGTTGCAGAAACAGGAGATGAAGCCCTAGCTCCTCGTGTTATAGAACGGAAGATAAGTCTGTCATATTTTTCAGCGAGAGCATATCCGATCTTCTTAGATATTTCTCCTCTTAATTCGTAGTGAGCAAGTGTCTCATCTAGGTCATAAACAAATGCAGAACTAATTAGTAGATCATCCATAACGATGGTCTTTTCTGCAACTGGAGGAGCCTTGTCACTGTTTCCTAATATAGGGGTTCCTGGTGTATGGAACTCAGAAGTCATACGACCTGTATAGATGAACTGTAGAGATTTACCGTTCTTTAAGGTTCTCTTAGTAACGAGATCTCTTGCGATAGTCTCGTGCTGGAAGCCTTTAAACATCTCTCCACTGAACAGCTTCAGATACAATTCGTACTTATCGGTTGCACCACCATAACCAGTACCTGTAGATAGATTACTTCTACCTAAAGCAACTTGATTAGCGTTAGCCATTTTTCAATTAAAAATTAAAGGTATATATTGTCGTCTTCACATGTGAAAATATAGGAATCTTATTTGTTTTATATAAGACTCAATTTAGTGCGTGGTCTATCCCACCGTCTAGACGGCTGATGAGTGTCCTCGTAAGGGTCAAAAGCCATAGTGAAAGGGAGTCCGACTCTGAGGTGCTCCCTTTCTTTGTTGTTACTTAACTAATTTAGTGTAAGTAACGCCACGATATACGTAAGTTACTGTCATGAGTAAACCTCCATATACCTAGACCCCGTTCCATGTCTAGGTTGTCATGCGTCCTATACAGGATGAACGGACGTGGCTCTTATTCAGTTTCAGCTTCAGCTTTTTTTGCTTTCGCTTTAGGTTTTTTCACTGATTTTTCAAATTCAGCAATAGGTATATTCTTTCTACCTGTTGTTGTTTGTTTCCAGTGTCTAGCGTTTTCTGTCATATTAATAAGAAGGCTCACCTTCTGGTTCTTTGTACTTAGGAATTTCTTCTTGTCTATATTCCTCTAGTAATTTATCTACCTGTTTCTGTAGTTTAAGAATTTCTGGATCTTTTGTTTTCATACTATTCCAATGGCGGATAACGCCAGAGCATATAAATAAGTTAGTGATTAAGGTTAGATATAAACAAAAATTTTTCAACCAATTTGTGGGGCGGTAAGTGCCACTTCAGTTGCTTCAGTTGAAGCTAAATCAAGTGGAAAATTATGAGCGTTACGTTCATGCATAACCTCGAAACCAAGGTTTTGTCTGTTAACAATGTCTGCCCATGTAGGTATAACTTTTCCATTTACATCAACTACTGATTGGTTAAAGTTAAAGCCGTTTAGGTTAAATGCCATAGTGCATATCCCCATTGAAGTTAGCCATATGCCAACAACCGGCCAAGTAGCAAGAAAAAAATGAAGAGAACGAGAGTTATTGAAAGACGCATATTGAAAAATAAGTCTGCCAAAGTATCCGTGTGCAGCAACTATATTATAAGTTTCCTCGTCCTGACCAAACTTGTAGCCATAGTTCTGTGAGATATCCTCCGAGGTCTCCCTAATGATTGAGGAAGTAACAAGGCTTCCGTGCATAGCACTAAACAAAGAACCGCCAAAAACACCTGCAACTCCGAGCATATGAAAGGGGTGCATAAGGATGTTGTGTTCCGCTTGGAAGACAAACATAAAGTTGAATGTTCCACTTATTCCTAAAGGCATACCGTCAGAGAATGACCCCTGACCAAATGGATATACTAAGAAGACTGCAAGAGCTGCGGATAGTGGAGCTGTATAAGCTACGAATATCCAAGGTCTCATTCCAAGTCTGTATGAAAGTTCCCACTGTCTTCCGGCATATGCTGCTACTCCTATTAAGAAGTGAAAGACAATAAGTTGATATGGTCCACCGTTGTATAACCACTCATCTAAATTACCGGCTTCCCAAATCGGGTAAAAGTGCAGTCCTATTGCATTGGAGCTAGGAACTACTGCTCCAGATATAATGTTGTTTCCGTACATTAACGAGCCGGAAACTGGCTCACGTATGCCATCTATATCTACAGGCGGTGCTGCGATAAAGGCGAGTATAAAGCAAGTAGTAGCAGCTAGTAAGCAAGGGATCATAAGAGTTCCGAACCAGCCTACATATAGACGGTTCTCGGTACTTGTGACCCACTCACAAAACTTCTGCCAATTTGTTTGAGTGCTTTCTCTTGTTACTGAGATTGCTGCCATTAGAAAATTCCTGGAATTATTTGTCCAGTTGTTACATAAGCTCCTAGAGCTGCTGTAAATCCGAGCATTGCTGCCCAGCCATTAAATCTTTCTGCTTCTGGTGTCATGATTGGTTTTGGTTTTATTACTTGTATGGGTGGTTCGTATGGGTAGTAGTTAAGTAGGTTTTCTAGATCTGTTGTTTTCATTGTTAAGGTCTATACTCTGGTCCTACTCCAGCTTGAACGCATTTGCCTTTCTTGCTGTCCCACCTGAAACCAGATGGGCATCTTTTTTGTTGGGCTTTTTTTTGTCGTGATTGAGGAGACTTGGGTGGCTCCCTTAATGTTGTATATTCCATGTTTAATACCCCAACTGTTTCATCATTTCTTTTTTCTTCTTAGCCGTCTCTTTAATTTTGTTCCAATTTTTTTTGACGTTTGCTAAATTCTTACCAAATTCTTCGTAAGCTTTTTTTGTTTCTTTTGACATAATTAAAATTTAAGATCTGATCTATCAAGTTTTTCTCTAACAGCTTCCCTATAAGCAGGATCTCTGTCATAACGAGGATCAGCCATTGCTTCAACAAGTTGAGCTTGACTTTGAAATATATCAGTGTTTGTCTTAGCTGCTTTACCTGTTAGCATTCTTCCTTCATAACCGTTGTCATTTTGATATTGAGCTACTAATCCATTTACTGCTAACTGAATAGAATTTTTATCTCCTATATTTATTAAATTTTCAAAAGAATTAATTGCATCTTGAGATAAAGTTTGACCAGCCCAATTCATAAGATTATCGTATGCCTTTTCACCACCTACTGATGTTTTAATTGAATCAATATCAGCTTGGCTAAGATCAGAGTTCATACCCATGTCTTTTGCTCGACCAGATAAATAAGCATCAACTGCCTCTTTAGCTATACCAGCACCAGTTAATTGGTCATGCATTTCCTGTGTTATCTGCCCATTATTTTCATAAAAATGTTTGGCAATACTATAGGGATCTACATTTTTTTCTTTAAATAAATTACCTAGAGTTTCACCATAATTCTCGACAACACTTTCATAATTTACTGAACCATCTTCTTTATAAAGTTGTTGCTCAGTTTCAGTCTCTTCTTTAGCTTCTACTTCTTGGGTTTCTTCCCGCCCTTCTTGTGATACGCCATCTTTTTCTCCTAATTTTTTTTGAAGTTCTACGTATGCTTGTTCTAATTCTTCAGCATTCTTATATTTACCAGCAAGTAATTCACCTTGCTGTTCAGCCATCTGTTCTCCAACTTGTAAGGAATCTTGCTCTTCAGCTGTCAAACCTTCTTGTTGTGGAGTATCGTTTACTGTTAATGTTTCTGCCATTATTCTTCCATTGGTGGTTGTGGATCTTCAGCTTCAGGTTCTTGAATCATTGCTGGATTCTTACTAGGGTCCATCATTGGAGCACTAGCTAGTTGACCCATTTGTTTAGTCATTTCCTGTTGCTGCATCATTTGTTGTTGCTGTTGCATCTCTTTCTGTAGTTGTTCCTGACTCTTAATAAGATTAAGAACATCTATACCTTGAGCTGCTGCTAGTCGTTTTATATATTCAGCAGGATCTACATGTTTCATAGTTGCCTCTGGTCCAATAGTTTGAGCCAAAGTTTGTATGAATTGTGTCAAGCTTTCTCTATCCTGTCCTCTACCTAAAGCATTAACACCAGCTATTATTTGTGGTCTAACTAAATCTTTAGGAATTTTAGGAATTTCGTTATTTCTTTGAAGTATGTGTAATGTTCTATTTAAATAAGGTATAAGGAACTCCACCGTTAACAAACTGAATAAGCCACCCAATTGTTTTTCAAGCTCTAGCTGAGTGAGGCGTACCTCCTCTGCTGTAGTCCTTTCACTTTGTCTAATTTGTAGTACAAGAAAAGCTTCATTAATTCTTCTTTCTAGACTAGAAATCATTTCAGATGCTGTTCTAAAATCTGCTGTTTTTCCTACTTGAACTACTTGTACGTCTTCTGCTCTTCCTTGTACGATAGCTCCATTTCCAGCTTGAGCTATAGTTTTTGGCTTTGTGGTTGAGCTGGGACTGACTAAAAATAAAACCTTTGAGGCTACACTTGCCCCTTCCGTTAATGCTTGAGACAAACCTTCTAAAGATTTAAGATCCCCAAGGAACTCTTCTACTCTGCCACGTCCGTAATCTTCTCCGTCCACAGTATTAAATCTGAGGGGGAGCCAAGCATTTGCATTTTTAGGTGCACTACTTCTACTTCCTTTTATTATTTTATCGAATACTTCTTGATGCCAAACCCATCGTCCGTTCTCTAAACGTACATATGTATAAACTTCAACATCATTATCATCAGACTTGTCTTCATCAATCCCAGTGTTGGGTTGAATTGGTTCTTCTAAGTCTACATCTAGAACCTGACGAGATATAAGTTCCTTTGTGACAATCTCAAGTACGTTCCCGTTTCCATCTCTATTAACTACGAAACGGTTAAGGGGAAAATGTTTAAGACCATCTTTGCCCATAAATATTAATGCATTTCCAGATACAATTAAGTGCTTTAAAGCTTGGTTTAAAACTACTCTGTCAGTAGAAGCATTAATGTAATCCATAACCATTCTTTCCATTTTGGAAAAGGATAGATCCATTTCACTTCTTACTTCAGCTGGTAGGTCTACACCTAACTTGTCATCTCTTATTTGTAATTTGAAAAATGTTGTTTGCGGAGGAAGAAGGGCTAAAGCTAGCTTTGCACTCAAATTCACAACCGCTTTAGATCCTATGCTTTGCCAAGGGGTAGTTAACCTCTTGTGATTAGGACCACTCATGTCATCTTTTATTAGATAGGGCAACGTAAGTTCACTACAATCAATTGCGGTGTCAAGGAACTGTGAACGACCAGAGCAAAGTCGATTGTATCTTTGACGTGCTACTATCATAATCCTGTATTAATTCCTCCAGACGGCGTACTATCTATTCCAGTGTTAATAGCAGGAGCTGCTCCAAGAGCACCTAATCCTTTTTTAACAGTTTGTTTATCTCTTTTTTGTTTTGCATTTTGTTGAATCTTTATTGATTCATCTGGTTTTTTTGTTTTTACATCATCACCAGCACCAGTAGCCATGGGACCTGGAGCTTTAGTTGGTGGTGGTGTGTTTAGTCTGGCAGATTGAGATTGGTTATTATTTCTACCACCGAATACTCCTAGTGATGATGCAGCAGTTGCGATACCACCTATGGTAGTTAGTAGTGGCAGTATTGGTGCACACATTAGATTTCGTCCTCCATTATGGATTTTATATATTCAATAACGCTGGCTTGACCAGCTCTGTACATGATGGTCTGTACATCTTCTTTCGGATGGATTGGTTTCCATGCGAAATTTTCCTCAAGTTTTTTAATTAACTCATCTAGCCTTTCGTTGTGAAGCCTAAGAGTATTGAGGGAGATTTGTGTTTGCATGTTCAAAGAAAGCTGGCATACGTGCAGCTTTGGTTTCATTAAATTCTGGTGCTCTACCTTCGTACATCAAACGATCACTTGCATCGAGCCAAAATTTTTTGCTCAAATATTTATCGTCATGTATTTGATTTAAAGGTTGCATTATCCAGTTAATTGTTGCCTTCCTTAGTTTGTCTAAAGAAGGACTAGGTGCTAGACCAAGCTCTGTGCATACCAAACTATTGGTTGCCACATGTATTTGCTCGTCTCTAGAAATATCTGCACTTACAGTTCTTAATCCTGCATCACCATTAAATCTAAAGAATGGTAAAAGGACAAAAAATATTGCTCTTTCAATTACCAATGCTTTTAATACTGTGTGATCAGGATGGCTCAACCAAGCCTGTCTTAAGCGTAGTGCCTCAGCTTCAGCTTTATCATCTACGCCATGAGCGTTAGTGATATATTCGAGAGCTATGTCAT